GAAACGCTTGCCCATTGGGCGCGCGTCCGGGTGGCTCAACTACGGGTCTGGCCACTTGCGGCGCGCGCTGCTCAACGCCCGCAAGCTGCTTTTGAGCCGCTAAGGTCATTGCAGTTTTGGCCAACATTGCCTTAACATTTTCCAAGCTAATCTGGTGCCGGTTAGCGTAGTCCAACATGGCCAGTTCGCGTTTTACCTCAATCTCATGCAGCTTAGCCTCGCCGGTTATCCGGGTGCGCTCTTGTTCAGCTTGCACGTAGATCGTGTCGCGGTCGGTGTCCACTTTAACTTTTTGCAACTCTACTTGGCGATCTGCTTCATTGTCTTGCTGCATTGCCGCAAGTTTAGCCTTGTCAATCTCAGCCCGAATGGTAGCGGCCTGAACAACCGGCGGAGGTGTTGGTGGTTGTTTAGCCAACTCGGCCATTTCTTCTTCGGTGTACTGCAATTCCCGCGGGTCAAGCCGTTTAGACTTGGCCATTAACTTAAACCACTTTTTAGGGTCCATGCCAAACGCAGGGTCTTTTACCATCTGCCCCATTTGCATGATGGTTTGATCCTGTATGGCACGCTCAACCAATGCAATAGACCCGTGGGCGTCAATGTGAAAGTCGCCTTTTTCGGAGTCTGGTACGTTGGGGTCGAGTAACAGCCATTCGTAGTACTGACGAATTACCGGCTCCGTAATGTAGTCGTCAAAGGCGTAGCCAATACTGCGAAGCAGTTGGTTAGCGTTGTTGTTTTGTAGCTGTGTAGCACCATAGGTGTCAGGCGAGGTTTTACCCGACTGCCCTTGCGTTATCAAGGGAATAGATGTGGATTCTTCAGCTAGCCGAAAAGCGTACTCCACAATTGACATTAACTGCGGCGTCATGTTTGGGATAGTAATCGAGGTAAATGCCTTCCTCACGTCGTCCGATACGGAGTCGGCTACCTTGTACCAAATTTTATCTGGCAATAACGTCCACCGGCCATCTCCCGGAACAATTGCGCCTTGGTCAATAATAAACTGACACCCTGCCGACTTACCCGCGTTGTTTAACAACGCGCGCGTAGCGGCGTTAACCATGCGCTGCGGCATCTTTACCTGCTCGCCTATGCCTACCCCTGCCCAGTGCCCGGGCCGGCGTTGCCACGGCACTGCATGGTACGGGAACTCACCCGAATCCAAGGGGTTAAAAGACGCTCGGATAACTGAGTCGTTAACCAAAGTCACAATAACGTAGACTTCTTCGTGGCCAATGTTTTTGGTGGACCCTTGCTGACAGCTTTCCATTTCGCTGCGTTTTAACGAGCCGTAGTAATACCAGACTTCAAACCGATGGCGGTCTGCCTTTTCGTCTGGCCTGCCGGGGTTGACAACGTATATTTTGTTAGGGCCTTCTTTAATGACCTTGTCAATTTGTGCCCCAATGTATCCGTCTAAATTTTTTAGCTTGCGTAGTTGACGCGCAGAAAGGTAGTCACGCTCAAAAATAAAGTCCCCGTCTTGAACGTTTTCACCACAAGCCGGATCAGGATAGATGTTCCATGAGTCAACCCATTTAGACGCAGGAAAAATACGTTCTGAAATCTGAAGCATGTTTTTGCTAAGCGACATGCCTTTAGAAATTTTAGGGAACGGCGCTTTAAGAACACCTACGCCTATGCGCGCAGAATCAAAAATGACTTTTCGCATTTCGGCGGGGTACTGGCACTCCACCATCCAATCGTAGATGCGTTTCTCCGCCGCTTTAGCTTTTACTTGCGCTAGCTGCAGTTTTTCTTCCGCCAAATCTTTAACCGTTAACGGCGCGCCGTCCTTCTTCTCAAGCGGCACGCCTTTGTGCACTACTTGAGATATGTCTTTGCGGCCTCGGACCAAGTCAGGTATGGGCGTAGGGGATAAGCTGAACGCTTTGTCATCGATAGGCAGCAATATCTCACCCAACTTAGCGGAGCCCGCGTCCACGTAGCGCGATGTCATGCGCACAAACGCAGTAGACTTGACTTCCTCCCCCATGTCTCTACGGGAAGTTGTGATGGGTCCGTCCATGCTTGTTGGTTTCATCCACCTAGCCGCCGCAAAATCACCCCTGTTGGCGTCATCAATGCCTAGATAGGCTTCCTCTGCCTCGGTCCACGTATCCTCTACGCCTGATTGGCGTCTAAACGCTTTAGCCTCATCACGCCGCGTAGCAATAGCTAGCCCGACGGCGTCTAACGTATCCGCATTGCTTTGCGTGTGTGCGTCTAGTAACGCTTGGACTTCTTCAGGTAGGTCCATTAGACAGGTACCTCTTCCCATTGAAACGATGCCGCGAGCGAAGCCGCGCCGGAGGCTGTGGAGGTGTAGACGGCCGCGTAAGCACCGGGCGGCAGAATGAGCGAACCGCCCATGTCAAAGACAGTCATGTTTTGAGGCGTTGTGGTAATCGCTCCAGTCAACCCCGCGCCAAACACCGTGTGCAAAACAGGCGTCCCGACAAGCGTTGCCGATAGCGCGCATTTGCCGCCCGCCGTAGCGCCCGTGCCAATGTTGCTTGACGCGCCGGGGCTGGCCGCAGCGACAGCCGTTACGACACCCGCGGCTGCGTACCCCACCATCAAGCCGATAGTGGCTGCAGCAGGAAACGCTACCAAGAACGAGTAGCCCACATTGGCCACCACTAAGTTAACGCCCGTGCCTGCAGGGTTGTACAGACACAGCCCGGTGTACGTGGTTGCAAGGGCTACTGTAGTAACTGAAGGCACAGCGCCGTTGGAGCCAAAGAATGTGGCTTTGCGGTACGTTGCCTCATAGGCGTCGGCGTGGAGATTTGTGTTGTAGACAGGCGCGGACATATGATTTATCCTAGTGCGCCCATAGACGCGTCAAAAGTTGAAAAAGTCGGCAACCGTTGAGGCGGCGGCCGATCCCCGGCATTGCGTATCTTATCAACAATTAGCCCCAGCCCCCTAAAAGCGTCCGCTCCGTGGCTATATTCGTCATGCACCGGTGAAGCAGGCTCCCCCGTAGACACTGGAATAGACCGACGGTACCTTTTCAGGCACTCTATCAGTCTAGCGCATTTTTTCTCGTCCATGTAGACTCTTGGAAACATACTCCGCGCGGCGCGGATGCCAACTTCTACGTCATTTCGCGGCATAACCTCAACTTTACGACCAAACGAGCGCACTACTTGCGCGTCTGTTTTGCCCGTTTGGCCACGCGTTTGGCCACCATCATGCGGCAGATAATCGGTGCCCCAAACGTAGCGTCTTTTTTGCAATTCCGCTACCCATTCTGGGATAGACTGAAAACTACCCTCCATATATTCTAGCAAGCGTACTTCAGAGTGCAGGCGCTGGACCAAAATAATGGAGTTGGCATCGTTCCAACCTAAATCCCAGACTGTGTGTACCGGTAGCCCGGGATCATACGGGACAGGGCGAATACGCCCATCTTCCATCATCTCAATCACTTCACGGGAATAGATAGCGCCGGCAATCACGCTCATGCACTCCCCTTCCCATATGTTTTGGTAGTCTATGGGGTTGGTGCGTTGACTATGCAGGCGTTCTGCCTCTAGAACTTCGGGGAACCACCGGTTATCGTGGTAGTTCATTTTCTGAACTTCTGCACCCGGGGGCGGGCTAACCACAAACCTGCGCCATGTATCGTCAGTGTCAAGCGCGGGGTTAAAACTTACCCATATCTCACTGTTTTCCACACGAATGGTAGGCGTCAAAATATCCCACGACCGTTTAGAAACCGTTTGGGCTTCCTCAACCCACGCAATCTGGACACCTTCGTAACTTTTTATGGACTCCGCCGTGTGGCCAGCTAGCCCAGCAAAAATAAACTCAGTGCCGTTACGGCCACGAATCTCGGATTCCAAAACATTGTAGAAGTTACCCAAACCCATTTTTTGGATCTGATCGGACAGCAGCCTGTGGACAGAATCTTTAATGGAGCGCTGGAATTCTCTGGCGCACAAGATGCGCAGCGGCTTGGATGCGCCCAAGACCACCAACGCTCGAGCAAATGACCAGCTTTTCCCTGACCCGCGCCCGCCGTAGGCTACCTTATACCTATGCGGCGCTAATAGAAACCCTAGTTTTTGTGGTAGCTCGAGAACAAGCTCGGTCATACAAGCTTTATGAGAAGCGAGAGAGACTCGCCTTTTTGCACGTTGTC